TCCCATATTTCTTTTGATAATATCGTTTCAACTGCGGGTTTTTGGTTGAATCTATCAGCATGCTTGGATGAGTGTATTTTGTGTTATCCCACTTCTCGGGTTCGGGCGCGGAATAGGCGCGTTGCTGTGAACGGGCTTCGTGCATGATGGCAAACGAAAGAACGCAATCGTCAAAGAATCCTTGTTCAGCCTCTTCTTTGCCGCTGTGCGCATAAATAAACGTCTGCATTTCCTGTAATGTAGCAAGGTCATTTACAAGTTGAATTTCATCACGCACTATCGCCCTTGTCTTGTCTATCAACTTGGGACGCGTTGAAACCGTTGTTAAAAATCCGAATTTTTGCTGTTTTGTCTGTGAAATTTCATCAAATGTCTCGCGTTTGTATTGGTGATAGTACCCTAAATACTGCAAATGCTTGATAACGCTAAGCCCATGGTTGTTTTGCTCGTTTGCAATCAAGGCATTGTTATAATATCTAGCAAGCTTTATCTGTTCCTCTGCAAATCTGTCTGGTTCAATGTGTGACCTTTGCGACGCTACTTGATTTCCAGTTGTATTGTCGCAAACCTGATTAACACTATAGTCACCACCGCGTATTCCCTCAGCTGCATCTGCGCCGATTACATAAGGAACATTCGGTTTGGGATGTTCGTAAATGATTAACGTGCCGTTTCTATCTGGAATAAACTTGTATCTTCCGTCAACAACATCAATATAACCAACATCAGGCAGCTTTTCCTTGTATTGTTTTGATAATAGTTCTAACCGTCGCGTAACCTTTGTTATGTCGAATACCGGTCTGCCTGACGAAAGAAAGCTTTCTTCGGGACACGCCGGATACTCTTGATGGAACTGGTCTAAATCACCTGAACATTTATTCTTTATAGCCCATCTGCGCCATTCTAACTGGTCATTGTCAAGGCTGTATTCTTTCTTAATACGTATTTCCTCTTCGTCTAATTCGAAACCGGTATAAGACATTCTGTAGCCATCATCATCAAACCACGGCACAAACAATGTAATGTAACTGTTTTTCTTTAATACAGCATCATCCCACAGGCTTTTAAAGTAGTTCATGCCTTTGGATGTACTTTCTACAATAACAACACTGTTTGTCTGCGGGACGGAGTTGAGCAATGAGGTCATTGTTTCCTTGATGTTCCCCGGCCATTTGGAAATTTCGGAGTTGCTTACAATGCCTATAGGTGTATCAAAGTTATGGTCTGGATGGTCAACCTCAATGTCGTAAACATCAGATTCCTCAAAATCCTCTATTGACTTAATCTTTACATACCAGTTACCGTTTTCGTACTTGTACTTATTTGAGTGCGTTTTATGGTTACAGTGCCTGTCGCTGCCAATTAATGATTGAATTTCTTCTCCTAATATGCCATTGCAATGCATATTGTAGTTACTTTTGACTTTTCTTTCGTATCTGTATACATTTTCTTTATAATACATAGACGGTACACCGATATTTAAAGATAGTATCAACCTTTTTATCTGCCTCATTATTTTTTCATGTACGCTTATGGCAGAAATATAGTTTTGTTCGTACTTACCGTTTATTAAAGGGTTTGTTTTGCTGCCATCACCACTAAAATACCCAGCCAAAACACCCTTGATGAATTCGGGATTTGTTTTAAAAAACCAATCGGGAATATGTTTGTCGGATGAATGACCGCATATTTCATTTGTTAATGTTGCGAGAAACTTTCCGTAAATGGTAGTTCTTTTACGGTTGCTCTCTGTTTCAAGCTTTATCTTGTACGAAGTGCAATGTTTTTTTGCAAACCCTAAAGCTTTATCAATATAATTTTCGATTATATGACTTGCAAAAACCAAATCATAGCATTCGGGATATTCTTTTGAGTGGATGTGTGTATGCCCTTCTGCCAAATAATATCCCAAAAAATACCCGAAATCATAATCAAGCGGAATAGTATCCTTTTCTTTGTGCTGTGTTCCTCCTTTTTGTGGTCTGTCACTGTTTGGTATGTAGTGTGAATATTTTGTTATTTCGTTGGTCAATTTTATTGCCGGTAATTGTATATAGTCGGCGGTTTTTAAGTCTGTGCACAGTTTGTACCCCATATCTGTTAATACTTTGTGTTCTGGCGTCATAGCAACAAATTCATTCGATAACCAAGTGCTTACTTTTATGGTGTTTCGAGCGCCTATATTGGTTTTGCTTTTAATACACGCGATACTGCCGGACGAGGTTATAACCGTATCGCCGACAAGCACATCTTTAATAGCTTTTGTACTTCCATCAGACAAAACAATTTTTGAATCTTTGTGAAGGCACAAATGAAGGTAATTTATAGTGTAGGATGAACCGGCATTTTTGTTATCTGCCGTTTCAATCAAAAACTTACATTGCAGTCCAGGGTCATTGCTTGCTGTAATCGGTTTTGATGGGTCGAACTTCGGATTTTCAAGCAGTAAACCTTTGCTTAAGCTTGACCTTTTAGCCGGTTTCAAAAACTGTGGCAGCTCCTGATAAAACAGATCCGACATATTATTAATTGTCGTTGCTGAATCTGCGTCATAACTGACTATCATTGCAACCTTGCCTAAACTGAAATGCAGTTCTTTAAAAAAAAGAGCCTCGGTACATGTACTGAAACCCTGTTTTCTACTTTTGCATATTATTACGTATAAGGTCGGCCTTGTTTTTTCATCTGGATACTGTTCTTTCCAGTCCTCTACAATCTTTACAAGCCTGTCTTGACTTTTATTTGTCACAAACGGCATTATAGAACTTGTTTCTCTGTCTCGTATTTTGAGACACGTTTTAAAATACAGTTTTGTATCGTTTATTAAAAGTTTTAACGAACTCACTACCCCACCCCGTTTTTTGGCATAAAAAAATAAGGCAGTTTCCCGCCTTATTCAAAAATATATTTATAGGAGATAAGCCATAATATGAGTATATACTGTATTTTGCCTTATGAACTGAACAAAAACTGAACTACTGTAATGTTTGCCATTCAATTTTGTACCCGGATAGAAACGCATCTATGTTTTCTAGCGCTTTATGGTTTAATTTTATGCACCATTCCTCGCTATAACCACATTCTACCGCAACATTTTTAAATTCCTTTACGCTGCCGTCTTTGGTGAAATATCTTGACAATAAAACGCTTTGCTCATTCGGAAGTAAACTTGATATTGCGCTGTCAAGCTTACTTATAAACCGCTCAAGCTCCTTTGCTTCCATTTCCATTTCCGTAATTGTGGCATTACGGACAACATAAACCTCTACACTTGAAACATTGTTACGGTTAGCTGGAACCGCCACTTTATAGTTTATGGCAGACAATTCAGGTTTTTGTCTAAGGTCCGCAATTCTGCCGTATATCATTTTCATATCATTGCGGAAACCGTTTTGATTATGGTATCGCAGGATGTTTTCTATCTGTTCCATGATGTACCCTCCATTAATTTGAGCATTAAAAAACGCCCTTACAAGGGGCGGTTTTGTTTGGTATTATGTATCGGTTCCGTTAAAGACTTTTCTACGGGCCATTTTTTATTTATTCTGCCCACTAATGTTTGATAATTCATATGTATTTTTTCTGCCCAGAGCTTTATTGAAAGTGTTTCTCCGTTGTGCGTCAATAGACGATTTACTCTTTTATTATTGTTCTGGACTTTTCTAGTAGTCCATCGGCAATTTGTAGGTTTATAGTCACCATTGTTGTTTATACGGTCAATAGAGAGATTATCGGCATAACCGTTATATAAAGACCATTCTTTAAAAGATTCATAACTGTTTGCCCATTCACAACAAATGTCAATTCCCCTCATACCGTAATTTTTGTTTCTTGGGTTATTTTTGTCTTTGCAACGCCTAACCACATCACGCCAGATATTGTACAACCTTTTACCCGAGTCTCCGTGCGTTGTTTTTGTGATGCTTGTAATGGCACGTTTATAACAACCACAGCTTATTGTTCTTCCTGTTCTTAAATCATTGCCTCTAACAGAAACCACATTACCACAATCGCATTTACACAGCCATACAATTCTCCCCGATTTTCCGTGGCCGTTTTGTTTAATCACAGTAAGCATACCGTATTTCTCTCCGGTTATGTCGATGGTTAGAATTTCACGCCTAAGGCAACCGCAACTTTTTACATCTCCACTTTTTAAGTTTCCGCCACTTACATTCTTCATGTTTCCACAATCGCAAATACATTTCCAAATAGTTTTATTGTTTTCCTTGTAATAGCTAATTACAGTAAGCCGCCCAAATTTTTGACCCGTTAAATCTTTAAGATTATATTTCATTAGTGCATCACCCCTTAACCAATATTATATCACCTTCATATCACCTTTACAAGTATTTATCCAATGTGATATACTGATTTGCGGAGGTGATAGCATGATTTCCAAAGATAGCGCCAGAGCTATTGTGTCAATGCCAAAGGAATTAAAACGGGAACTTGAACAAAGGGCTGAAAACGAAAACCGTTCCCTTAACAACTACATCGTGACAGTTTTAAAGCAGCACATCGAAAAGCCCGTTAAAAAATAGCGGGCCTTTACTTTCCCCTGAATACCGGTTTTTCTACCCAATTACCACAATGTGCTTTAATATGTTCATCAAAGCTCCCACTAAAAATTACCCTTTTCAAAACATCAAGCGACACATCAATTGCACCCATTGTTTTTGCCACATCTTCAAAAGAATGACTCAGTGACGGTGACCAATACGGAGCGCAAATTCCTTGGTTTATCATTTCCGTGTCGAATATCGTCTTTGCTTTT